TATACAGGTGGAAGAGATCGAAAAATGCAAGGGTGAAAAGCTCTATAAGTTGACAATCTATGATTATAAAATGAAGGTCTCGATATTTGGTAAATGTTTGATATAAAAGCTAAACTCATTTTTGAGTTTAGATATAGCAACCCTACTTAGTAGGTCTTCAAGGCAAAAAACAATGGGGTGTAGTTTTAACCGATACCCCATTGTTTTGTATTATGGTTGAGGCGTTTTTACCTCATGTTCCTTCGTTTGTAATCCTCAAAAGCCGCATTGTCGCTAGCTCTCTTAATATTACGCCCTAGGTCATAAATAGCGGTCTTGATCTCTTGGTTAGACTTGATTATAGCTCCGGTATCAAAGTTGTTAATGATCTGAACCGGCTCGCCTTTCTTGTTGTGGGTGATCCAATACATGTTATCCACGAAGCGGCTAAGGAAAGCCGGATCATTGAGATCCGGAACGACCTCGGCTCCCGCCGGCAATGACAGCAGGGTGGGCTTATCCGGGGTGATGTACGCTTTATCTCCTACCAATACCGCCTCGCTACGGCCTCCATCGCCAACGATAGCCAGACCGCCGGGGTGATTGTCGGTACCATGGGCGTATTTGGGGATGGGTTGGGCTATGATCGTGGCGAGTTGCACGGCTCCGGTAGCCGCTATCATAGCCGCAAAGATGGCTCCAGCGATAGGTCCCGCTTCTTTGTAAGCTACCATTATCGCTTGCGCTGTGGCCGCAATAGTCTGGGCTATATCTATAGACTTCTGGAACTTCGCCTGTCTAGTCTGCAACTCAGCTTTTTTCTTCTCCAGCTCCTTGTTCTTGCGGCTGGTCTCTTCCTCCGCCGCGCGCTTGCGGGCCTCGGCCTCCTCTGTCGTTATTATATCCTTCTCGGCAAGAGCGTCTATAGTCTCAACCTTAGCGTCATACTCCTCTTGGTTGGCCTCGATCTCGGCCTCTACATTTTGTATTTGACGCTCAAATAAAGAATTGCCTATAGATATAAATGCCTTTATTGATTCTTGTATCAAGCGTTTCTTTGCGGCCTCAATCTTCTTCTGATACTCTAAATCCTCATTGCTTTTTCTTTGCGCCTGCCTCAATCTTATATCCTCTTGTTGACCTAACAGCTTGGTCAATTCTTTTTCCGCTTTGATCCTCTCATCGTAAGGAAGCAAATCGAGATTATTACGAAGGGTATCAATCTGGATTTGTAGGGACTCCAAGGCGAAATCCTCCTGTAGCCTCAACATTTCCTTATTATATTTTTCCCGGTCTTTAATGTTCCCGTCATAGTTTTTCGTTAGCTCCGTCATTTGACGCTTAATATCTAACTGACGCTGGGATAACATTTCATCGTCCAACTCCTGTTGTCTCTTTAATTCGCCTTTTCCCCACTCATCCCATACGTCTTGTATCATCTTGGCGTACTTCTCTTCGATCAAGAGCTTGTCTGCGCCCGTTTCTTTCGCCGCCTTTAATTCAGCGTCTCTTTGCAGGATCAACATGTCAATACGGGCGTCGACCTCCTCTAACGATCCTTCCTTGGCCGCGCTGATCCGGTTCTTTACGTTCTCCATCGCACGATCATGCGTGAATCTTTCCTCTAGCTCTGAAAGCTCCTTGTTACGTTGTTCCTCTATGAGTTTGAGTTGCTCCGTGACCATTACGCCCTTCTCCTTCACGTCCGCTACCTTTTGGTCGAAGTTGGCGTTAATGATCGCCTTCTCCTTCTCATAGCCCTCTTCCAACAAGGAAATATTGGCCTCAATGATCGCCTGTTGAGCCTCCTTGTATGCCTTATCTTGGTTCTTGTCCGTCTCGTAGGCTTTTAGGGCTTCGTCCGCTTCCTTGATTTTTTTTAGGCTATCAATATACTTATTTACTGTAGCTTTTGGTATACCTTCGAATTTACCCGCTTTAAGAGATTTGACTATATCCTCATCTAGCCTATCGATGAACGATTGTGCCGCTTTTCTCTGTTCTTCGTAATATTTCTTATTTCTCACAACCGCCTCATTCCCTTCTTTTTGGCTAATCCTCAACGGGATAACATTCTTTATCGCCTCCATCTGATCGTTAGCGTTCTTGTACGAGCTGACGAACTTATCCAAGGTGTCATAGAAACTGCCTCCTAGCTTGTTGGCCGAATCCGTAGTAGTCCTTAACGTGGTTCCGATCTGATTCCAGATCCTATCAGCGTCATATCCCTCGTTGACAAGCGTCTCGGTGAGGTCTATCACCCTGCTCAACATGTCACTGGCCACTTCCTCGCCATACGCTTTCACGGCGATTTCCCTTAGCTTGGTCAACGCCTTCGATTGCTTCTCCCCGGATTCGGTCAACACCTCGTCCAGCTTCTTTTGCTGGGCTTTTAGGGCGGCGTTCCTCAACAGTTCCCTGTTGATCGCCTCGTAAGCCTTCCTTATCTCGTCCGTGGATGATCTCTCGGACAATAGATTGGGTAGGTAATCCCCGTATTTGTCGTTGATCTCATCTATGGCCTCGGCTCTGGCCCTTGTCCCCTCGGACGTTTGGTTGAGGGTCTCGAACAGCTCCCTCATGTTCGCCCTCTCTTTAAGCATGGTTGCGTTATACTCGGTCAGCGTGTCGTTAGCCGCCTTGGTAGCCTCGCTCGCCCCGAATAAGGAGGCCGTCCATTTTATCATGTCGGCTCCGTACACGGTGAGTAATGTGATACCCACGGATAGCAACGTCTGCCATGAGCCAAGGCCCCTTAGCAATTGCTTCCACACGGGGACGGTCTTTTGCCCCTCAGCCCTTAGCTGGGAGTTCTCTGTCCTTATGCGCTGGATTGCGTCCGCTAATATCGGCAAGTTGTTCGATATGGCCAGAAATCCCGTGCTTAACGATACGGCGAAAGCCGGGGCCTCACGTGTCAACTGGTTCAATGACGCTAAAAGTATCTGGTTAGATCTCTCGTAGTTTCCTACCTGCAACCTGTAGTTCCCTACGCTCTTGGCCGCCGTGTTTACTTGCCGGGATAACTCCTCGGTCTTTTTCTGTAGCTCCACGCCCAACGGCGATGCCGCCATCTCCTTGGATAACGAGTTGTACGCAAGCCTCATCCGCTCTAGTTGCTGATATAGCTCGAAATAGCTGCCGGTAGAGGAATTTACTAATCTAGTCTCATTGGTGAGGACGCGGGTCGTTTGCTGTACCTTGGCGTTATGATCTATCTCGGCCTCGGTTAATTCCCTCCTGCGCCTTATGGCCTCATCATAGGTTATCAATCCTTTCCTCTCCTCGTTATCGACCTCACGCTTGGCTTTTCTGGTAGCTTTCAGCATCCGTTGCTCCTCTTCCAGCTTGGCGATATTCTTAGCCCTGCTTCCAAGGGATTTATCGATAAACGCCTTTAGCTCCTCCGTTATTACCACCTCCTCACGTTTGGCTACCGTATTGCCCTCTATCGCCGTCATCTCGTCCTTGAAGGCGTTGGACGATCCGGATAGCGTGGTGGTTATGGCCGTCTCGGACGTTACGACCTCCTTTGACGAGGTAGCGAGATCCTTGTTGGACTTGATCAGCTTTATATTGGCGGCTATTATCCTGTCCATGGCCTTCTCATAGACAAAGCTCATGTTGTTTATCTCCTTCATGACATTGGAAAGGTCTAGGATATTCGCCTTGTAACTGTTCACCTTGGCATGTAACTCTTTCAAGTTGGTAGGGTTGAATTTAAGCCCCTTACCCAATTCCAGCATGGCTTCCTTGTATTTAGCCTGCAAGGAATCTATGTCGCTCTTTAGCCGTGCTATTTGCTCATAGGGTTTCGGCCCTACGATCTCGCTTATAAGTGTCTCATTTCCCATATCGCTCAATCTCTTTTAATTGTTCTACCATGATCTTTATTAAATTTCCGTACTCTGCCGCCGTGAATGTCTGCGGATCGATCCTCATCTTGAAATGAGAGGAAACGACCATTCTCTCACGGGTGAAATCCTTGTCCTTGGGATCGGGGGCTTTCAGCCTGTTTCGCTCCAATACGCTAAGGCTGTATCTTATCTGGGCCGTCTTGGATCGTATCTGCTTCTTTATCGCCATGACATCCTGTAGGCTGGGGGAATCTTTCATTTTCACGCCCACCTTTTCCAGTATTTCCGAAGCGTCCGGATACGCCCCGGCCTCAATAAGACGCTCGCCGGCCTCCAGCAACACCAGTTTTATGTTATGGTTGACCATGTTATTCCGATCCTCTATCTCGATAGCGATATTCTTGTTGTTGGTCAATGCCGAATACTCGTCTAACATCGATACCGCCGCTCTTTCCAGATCTTCCCGTGAAGGGGTTCCGCTTTTCACCAAGGCGTTAATGTCACCTTTGTACATCTCTATGAACTTGCATAGAGGTATCTCGTCGCATGTCTTATAAAAATCGTTCATCGTTTCTTGCTTTTTATCATATTTTAAATTTAACTGTCATTTACCCTTGACCGAACCTTGACATTGTCCGGACGTGAAGATAACGGGGGCGGGGCGTGACCTTTCGCCCGCCGTATTTCCCCGCCTGAATCATTTCCTTTTCCGTTCGCTCTTATCAGTGAAACTTATCGGGCAAACCACGCTAGCCAGCGCCCGTATGAGCGACCTCGCCGAATCCTTCGTGAGTCCTATCGCTATCCCGTTTTCCCTCATGTCTTCCGGATCTATATCACCCACGCATAAGACCGGCTCACCCGTAGGATTTCCGTTCTCGTTATAGGTGGGATGTAACGATACGGAGAAATCTTGATACGAGTCGATCGTGTAGCCCCTATCCGGAATAGCGCAACTTCCGGCCATGATCAATTGTATGCCTAAGTCCACCGCATCATCCTTATCAAGGGATATGTCCCACAATTCCCCGTCCTTGACAATGACTTGACCGCCCCGGGACAATAGTAATGATACCCCGTTGATGGTATGGCCTTTACCGTCACCTCTCTTTGTCTTGCAAACCTCACATCGTAAACCCTCGTTACCGAAAATCGTCTTTTTTGTCATGATTAATTATTTTTTGAATGTTTTTATTGCGGCCGTTCCGAAAAATGGTTCTCCCGGATGCGCCCTTTTCCAGTCGTTTATGAAATCCAATCCCTTATCCGTACCCATGAAATCCTCGAATGATTCCCCTAGGCCCAATACCCGGCATACGTCATCGCCATTAATCCTTGTATCTCCTGTTTCCTTGCTTTGCATGAATCGAACGGGTTGCCCCTCGAAATAATCCATGAGATAGATATAATCCTTATCCTCGCCAACCTTTATCATGGCTCAACCTCCCTAAGAAAATCCGTGAAATCCTTGATAATGGCATAATGGCCTCCGGCCCGTAGCAATCTCGCCTCAACGTCTCTCTGTACGTCCGATTGATGATCCTTGCCGATCTTGATCTCAAAATTGTACACCCGGCCTTCATGCGTCACCTGCACATCGGCGATCCCGGCGGTCGTTCCGGACTTGCGCCAACGTCCAAGGCGGGAATCGTATTGCCCTTGGCTGTTTTGGCGTTGATAGAAAGCGTTATTCATCCTCGCCCATGTTTCTATACATTTCGCTAGCCCGTTCGCCGTATCGTCCCGGAAATGCGGTTTTACCCGGCATTGCGGTGGAATGGCACTGTTCCGGTACTTCCATTCGAAATAATCGGCCTCCAGACGTTTAACGCAATCCGGCTTAACGTACCGGGGCTTGCTTTTCCTCGTTGTCCTCTCCAATCGTGGAATCATATCGTTAAAATGGCATTTGTTGCTCATAATCACTTATTTTAGTTAGACTCTCGTTATATCTGAAACGGATGTCACAGGTGGCACCATCCCGTTGCTTGGCGATCCTCAACTCCCCGTAACCCTTCTCTGCGTTCTTGTCGTAATACTCCGGCCTATGTATGAACATCACGATATCCGCGTCTTGCTCGATAGCCCCGGACTCCCTAAGATCGGATAGGAGGGGCATCTTGTCGGCCCTTTCCTCTACCTTTCTGGACAATTGCGATAACAGGATAATCGGCACCCCCAGCTCCTTGGCCATGATCTTCGCCGCCCGGCTGCATTGGCTGACCTCTTGTTCACGGTTGTATGTCTTGTTGGTTGATCGCATGTCTATGAGTTGCAGGTAATCGATAAGGACGATACCGCACTTGCCTTGCCTGTTGAGGTTTCTCGCCTTGGCCTTGATCTGCTGCACGCTTATACCCGGCGTATCGTCCACGTAGATTGGAAGGAATGAGATGTTGTCCACGGCCCCGCAAACATCGGTCTCCTCGCTTTCCGTCAACTTGCCTAGCTTATAACGCTCGGAGTCTATGCTGCATTCGGATTGGATCAACCGGTCTCCCAGTGACGTGTTATTCATCTCCAACGAGAATATGGCTACCGGGGTGCCTCCGGTGGCCGCGCTCTTGGCGAAATGGAGTAGGAGGCTTGTCTTTCCGGCTCCCGGACGTGCGGCCAATATGATGAGCTGACCCGGTTTCCATCCTCCTGTCATCTTATCCAGTTTTGTAAGCCCCGTGCGTATACCCTGTATTTGCCCGTTTTTAGCCCGTTCCTTGCGCTTTTGATAATTTTCGATACAATCCCTCGTTACGGACGAGATATCGCTTATACGGGAAGCGTAGGCCGTTTTATCGGATATGGCCTCGACTTCCTTCAAGGCTAGGGTTATGGTATCGTCGATATCGTAGGACGGATCGGTAGCCTTTGCCGTGATCTCCATGCCCGCTCTCGCTAGCGATCTGGCCAGCCATAGTTGATGTAAATATTGGCTATGCTCCTGTATGTTCGATGATGAGGCCATGTTCCCGGATAGCTCGGATAACGCCAACGCCCCGCCTACCTTTTCAAGGTCTCCGGACTCGTATAACGCTTTACACACCGTGACGAGATCGATTCTTGTGTTCTCATCGTATAGCTTGGCTATGACGGCGTATATCTTTCCCAATGATTCCTCATAGAAAATATCGGGGTTCAATATACCCACGACATCCTCAATTGCGTTACTTTCCACCAATAAGGCACCTATGACGGCCTTTTCCGTCTCCACGCTATGCGGCATGGGCTTACACGAAATTTCTGTTTGTTGTCTCATTGCTTGTCTGTTTATTGGTTTGTTTGAAATCCGGCAACTCGTCGTTCCAACATTCTTGGTTGATGAACGTCTCGAAATTCTTGCGATATTGCTTGTCCGGCGTGGCGTTGACATAAGCGGGAATATAGGCTATGGCCTTGGACTTTTTGGCGGCGGCTAGTTTAGACCATTTCTTTTCGCTTGTTTTCTTGTTCCCTTTCTTGCCATATGATGACCAAACAACCTCGAAAGATGATGTCGGTGAATCGTTAGATTCGCCAATATTATTATTTATATCATAATCATTATCATAATCGGCTTTTTTGGGTTCCAAAAAACCCACTGGGTTATTTGGGTTGCCTTGGGTTGATGTGGTACCGGGTGGCTTACCGTTTAAACCCTTCCTTGGGGCACCACCCTTGCGCCCGTTATTGCGGTTCCTTTCGACAATGGCTTGGTATTTGATATCGTCTATATCAAACTGGTTCTTAAAGAACTCGAACGCTATTTCGATATCCTTCTCCACCGTAACATCCCCGTCAATCTGATACTTGAATATCACCCGGAACAACCTCCCCAATTGCTCGTCCGATAACCCCGATACGGGCTTGTAGAATTTCTTGTACATCACGAAACTTTCTTTTCCCATGATCTTTTACGTTTTATGCGGGGATATAGCCCTGTTATTCCTTCTTCTTGTCATATCCTTTGAAATCAATCCTTAGTTGATCCTTGTCCGGCATGAACCTTGGATTGGTGGTATAGAACCCCGCTATCCATCCGCTTACCGGGCAATGTCCTTTCCGGACGATACGGATATCCCCGTCCTCCCTCATCATCCCCACGTAACGGCAAATGTTAGGGCGCACCACATGCGTGTCCCGCTCCACCTCGAACATGGTTTTGGGTCTCTCGAAAAAAGAATCATAAACCATTTGCTTTTGATTGGCTTTTCCCGTAGATTTGCGGCTGGGGATTGCGGCTTCGGCCGCTTTTTCCTTGCCTTTCATACATCACCACTCCTTTCCAAGGATTTTGTTAATGTCTGACATCTTATATCGTACCTTGGTGCCGAATCTGACAGGAACCAAATAATTTTCTTTTTCCCATCGCCAAAGTGTATTTCGTTGGACGTGTAAGATTCTCGTAGCTTGCTCGGCGGTGATATAAGTTTCTTCTTTAGGTTTAGCAAACCTTTCTACGGCTTCGTTTATAAGAGTATCCGAGAAAACTTTAAGGTCTGATGCGTTAATGATAAGTTGTACGTTTGAACCTTCATTCAGTAATTCTTTCACTGTCATAATTTTGATATTTATCCTTATTACCGGGCACCATATTGGAAATTTCCTACCTTCACCGTCTGGACAAATCTTGTAATCTCTCATCGCATCAATGGTGGGACGCTCAATCGAGAGTCAAACGCCAGTAAAAACAAAAAGAGCCATATCCCGCAGATATGACTCTACCGGATATGGCTCTAAGGCTCTACTTTGTTCGAATTTTATGTTGTAGGCAAATGTAGTAACATAAATTTTATTTGCAAAAATAAATCATGAAAAAAAATCCGCTTCATTCATTCTTTATTCAATATCTCATCACTTAGCTTGATCACTCGATCATCTTGACCAATTCTTTCTTTATATCCTCATCAATTTCCCGATATCGTGCGAACGCCCTGCTTCCGTCCCTATGCCCGGACAATGCGCCTACAAGATTGGGATCTTTCACTTTCTTGTATAGGTTCCCGACAAACGTACGTCTAGCGATATGGCTGCTGGCTATCTCATAGATAGGCCGTTTCTCCTCTTCTCCCGTGACCCTGTTTAGTACCGTGACCATCCTGTTGACCTTGCACGCCTCGAATATCTTTTTGATCGCCGTGTTATATCCGAACTTCGTGCTGCAAAATGGGAATAACCGGCCTTTCCTGTCCGCTCCCTTGTATAGCTCTATCAAGTTCTTGGCTCTGTCATTCAGCGGGACACGCACGATTGTAGGGCGATCTCCCCTTGTCTTGCTTGGAATATATTCTATAGCGTCATTGATGATGTTATCGGGCGTGAGCCGAAATAAGTCTGATACCCTGCACCCGATAAGGCATTGAAAAATAAAGATGTCACGTTGTCTTTCCATGGCCGGGTTGAAGGACAGGTCGAAATCGGCTAAACGGTTCCGCTCCTCCAATGTGAGGTAATACGGTGTACCGTATCTCTCCTCTGATTTTTTCTTGAACTTGGTGAATGCGTTATTCGTGGTCAAGCCTTGATCGTAACACCAATTCAAGAAAGCCCTCAAACATGTTAGCTTTGCGCTTATACCGTTATTGCCTTTAGGTCTAGGCATCGTGCGCCACGTATAAAACTGGGTCATTTCGGGATACTCCTTCAATATCTCGCACTCATGATGCAAGTAATACTCGTAATCTTCCAAGGTCTCCGGGTCGATCTTGTCTATATCCCATCTGAACGTATCGCCTGTTTTCGCCTTGGATATCTCTCTCCGATCCGTGATCGAGCGGATTCTCTCGTAACGTCCCATTGAGTTCGCTAAGGTTTTGCAATAAGCCGTCCTGCCACGTGACAAATTACGCCTTTTCGGGTACTCTTCGAGCAAGGCGTAAAAATCTTTTGGCGATTCCTCGTGTTTTTGGGGATTCAGCTTGGTATCGATCAACCGTGCTAGCTCTTTGCTGTCAAGGCTCCCTTTATCCGCTTGGTTGTATATCTCCATTATGATATTTTTCATACAGGCGATATCGTTATTGAACTTAGCACGGGATTTAGCGTCATAGACTACTTTCGCCTTTATGCACTGGGTCTTCTCATCCCATACGCTAGGCGATACTTGTATCCCGCTTTTGTAGAATAACTGAATATCCCTACCATCGGTTAACCTAAACCGAACGTTTACCGTATCCGCTTTCTTTACGGATGTCCTAATGAATGCTTTTATCGTTGCCATATCTCTATGAATTTATCGTTGTGCAAATATAGGAAATTTGCACGACTTATTCGCAAAAATGCACGACCTTAAAAAGAAACTACGAATATATTTTTATTGTTAATATACTTAATAATAGTATATTATATTCCATATCTATATCATGTTATATCATATTATGTAATCCGTTCCAGATATTTACTATTATCATATATCCGAGTTGTTAGAAATGGGCCTGTGGTGTTAAGTATTAATTCTACTGAATCAGTGTATGTTCCGGCTTTTGTGTTATCATAAAAAACTGCATCGATCAACTCTTTGAAATAAGGATGCTCCGGAACTGTTGCCATAAAAGCATTTCCAACAATGTAAGGTACATGGATACGGACAGCGTGAGCTTCCGGTTCCAATCCCATGGCACATTCTGTATTACATAATATAGGGGTGATATTTTCTGTACATTCATAATCCATGTCTACATATAGACCACCAAACTTATAAAGTATTAAATACCGGATTGCGTCCCAGCGTTGTACATTATGTGAAAAAGCATTATAGGCCGGAATAAATTCCGGATAATAGGTTTTCAAAAATGTCTCAATATCATTTTTATTCCAAAACCGATACTCCCAATCGGGATTTAGCTCTTTCCATGATTGGGAGATCTCGACTAAAGAAGGAGGTGGTCCCGCTAAATCCTCATAGATCTGATGAATGATCTGTGGAATTTTAGGATGTATATGATTATTTCGGATTGCGGCGACAAAGTGCTCTTTTAAGTAAAAGTATTCTTTAGGCATATACAGTTCCTCGAAAGATGTATTATATTCTTTGGTTTGTGAATATAAATCGGCTTCTATGTCCGGACAGATGAAAGATGGATGAACAATATGGTCGATTTCCTCGTTTTTGATGTTGGTAAATGGATGATTTTTTATAGCATGGGGCATTTTGTCATAATATGCGATCTTTGTTATTAAATTTTTGTTTGGAATGATCGATAATCGATTATTGATAAGGTTCGTGTATGCGTATTTTACCTCCCAAAAATGTTCATTACTGTGATTTGCTATATTGAAGAGCCTGTTCCAGCGATATTGGAATGGAGCGTGAGAAGGTAAATTTGATAAGTAATCCAGTTGGTTAAAAAGATCGTACTTGTTTTCGTTAAGGCAGTGCTCTTGCCAAACTCGTCTCCAACCAGCCCATCCGGATACGTGGGTTAGGTTTGAATAATAGAAAGTACCGTCTCCCCTGTTTTTCCCGAATTGGTAATTGCTTCCGGATATGTGTCCGATGCGTTCATCGTGTCTGAACTTTTCCAGCAATGTCGTACAAAAACCAAAGAATGAAATGGAAGGTACACAATCATCTTCTAGAATGACTCCTTCTGGCTCTTGCTCGAAGAACCAAGAAATCGAATCAAAACAGTGTTTGTCGTATCCTTGATTTTTTTCCTGATATAGTTTAAATACTTGGCATTCCCAGTCAATGTGGGAAACAATGAACGTTGTTTCCTTACTTATTTTACGCTGTGTGTCATTAGTTGATCCATCTACTGCGATATATAGTCTTCTCGGTTTCACCACTTTGATGCGATCAAATACTTGCTTTATATTTGATCGATTAAAAGCTATAAGGAGAATCGCTATTTTGGGGTCGTAGATTATCATAATATGTATTAGTTCTTGATTAATGACAAACTTAGTATTTTTGTTAGGTTACGCTTAGAATTCCTAATAACATAGTTCAATGCAAGCATTCAGGAAAAACGTATCATTGGGGGCACTGTACAGTGATTATCACAATAGTGATGGATCAACTATATAATACTGTTTAATCCTGAAGCTTGCATATGATAAAGAATAATACCTAATTATTTTGTATGATGAAATCTCCCGTAAGCTGCCCTAGGCGATGTTCTAACACTACATAAAAGCATCCTGTGCCAGCCTGATCTAAAGAGATGGATACACATTCACCTGCTTCGCCGGAGACTACTTCGTTATATAGGATAGCTCCTTGTTCATTTACAACTTGAACAGTCAAATCATCCAGAGCATCTATAAAATGTATGCTTAATAGATTTCCTTCGATTGATAATGTTGGAGGAGCAGGAGTGACAGAGCGATAATAATCGTCATGCCATCCTCCCTTGGTCGGTACATCATCTCCATAAACTGACAGTGGCGAAAAGAGGCCAAATAGCATCAATAAGGTTAATAATTTTGTTTTCATAATATTTTGTTTTTCTTTTTGCAAAAGAAAAGCTTTATTCTCTAATAACAATGAACATGGATGAACAATTGGCATTTTCGTTTTTGTTCATTTTCTAACACTGATTATAGGTCATTGATATATAGATCGAAATCGGAGGCTTTTCCTGTTTTGCCACTCATCTTCAGATAAAGTCTTTTCCGTAAGACTGATATATTACTATGGTTTAATAACATAGAAAGACGTGAGGGTTTCACATGGATTCTCACTAAATAGCATAACCGTTCCATCTGTATCGGTATTTTGGGGTAAGCTTCTTGAAGTTTTTGTGCAAAAGACGGATAAATAGCGTTTATAAGATGAAACAACTCTTCCCAATCCTTGGTAGATGGTTTCCAATCCTCGTTTTCATGAAAGTTTTTATATACAGATGAATTCTTCAAATTCTGTAATGATTCAATCTGATGCTCTTTTTGGGCATATAATGTTTGGTTTTTTTGTTCGAACTCCTGCCGCAGCTCTTTCTTGAGTTCTTCCTGTTCTCGATCTTTCTCTTGTAAAGATTTGTTTAATGTCTCTATGATTTGTTCATTATGCTCTATCTGTTTTTCATATGCTAGGACTGTTTTATCATAAGAGAAAATCTTTTCCCGGTTTTCTTCTTGGATTTTCAATAGGTCTTTTTGTCTTTTCTTGTACTTAAACAAAAGATAAGTGGTTGGTAGAATTATGCAGAGAGCAATAAGACTGATTACGGCCATCCATAGGTTCGCATAGGCCGTTCTTACTCGTTCCTCCGCTAAGGATTTTTGTTTATCCTGTTCATCGTAAAGAGCTTGTTTGCTTCTAATCATATTCGTGACTTCTGCTTGGTTAAGTGTGTCACGCATCATTTCATATTGTTGACTCAACTTCGCATAAAGGATCCATTGTTTTTTCGATAGGGCTATTTGGGATAGATAATAAACAGCCCCCGCTCTCGTGTCCAATCGCCCCGCTTTTTCCGTGCATTGTTCCAAATAGATTTTTGCTGAATCTAATTGGCCGCAATGATAATAATATTTGCCTAGTGTCAAATAGAACGGATGAATGTTATTTCCCAATGCCTGCTTGTTTGCCATGACTTCACGGAGTAGACGCTCTGCCTTCGGGTAGGTCTTTGTTTCTACATATAGATTCGATAGTTCTGAATAAACAGAGAGCACCTTCCTGCTCACCATCAAATCGAGAGTTTTTGAATAACAGGCGATAGCGCTGTCTTTTTGATGGAGCATCCTATAAATACGTCCCAGATCTCGAAGCGCATAGACTTGACCGATAGAATCTGCTATTGCCTTGAAATGCATGACCGCTTTTTGCTGATAAGGTAAGGCTCGCTCATATACGTCTTGTTGGGTATAAAGCATCCCGATACCGTTATTAATCCTCCCCAGTAATGCATGGTCTTCAATCTGCTCCTCATTCTGTAAGGCATTTAAGAAATACTCTTGCGCTTTCAATGGATGATTTAGGTTTTGATTGATCCGTCCCTTATAAAACCAAGCTTTCGCTTTTCGTTCCAGATCGTCTGTTTCCTCATAATAATCCGTCGCGATCGCGATCAGCGAGTCGGTTTCATGCTTAACAAAAGTCTTGTCTTGTGTTTCTGTTAACAGCAAATAATAATGTGCCTTATCTTTTCGGGATAGGTTTTCTTTGTTCTCTATTTGTTCAAGGAGCATTAAGGCGCTATCCGGATGTTGGGGCATAAGGTTCTCTATTTTTCGGAAGTCTATGGTTTGATGGCCCATTCCGTCGCAAGAGATCCATATAATAGGTATTAGAATTAACAGGAAAACAATGTTTTTCTTCATCTGCGTATTATTTGTTGGCGATAAAGATAATACAAAAAGGCGAGGATATTCCGGCTGGAAAGTCCGACTTTTTTGAACGGTTTTTATTTCTGTTGTAAATGCATTGAATAACAGATTGTTACGCTAGTTGTAAACTGTCTGTTTATGGCTTGTCAAGTGAATAACTTACGAGTAGGGGTAGCCGTCAGTTAACGGCTTGGGAAGTGATCAGTTATTCACTAGAGAAGCCTTTTTGAGGGAGAATGACATGATACAGATTTACTTCACACGTAATTAACAATTAAAAGAACGTGTGTAACATGTCAAACA